AAGTTTAACTTCAACTTTAGGAGGAGCTCTTGGTTCTGTAAACTCATTAATTAATAAAGCATTAGCTGGTGTTGGACTTCTTTATAGTTTTATTGGATGTGATGAATTTAAATGCCCACTACCAAGTAAATTTGATAATAAATTAGGCCCTTCACAACAAGATAAAGACAATATTGCAAAAATTACAGAAAGGATGTCAAGTATTAGTTCTGGCATAGGTGGTTTAAATTTACCAAGTGTATTTCAAAAAACTGACGGTGATCCTTCTACAGTTGCCGCTTTAGTTGGTGAGTGTGAATCCAATCTTCTAAGATGTGGCCCGCCAATTGTTGAAATATTTGGTGGATCTGGAGTTGGCGGAGCAGCAAACGCTGTTGTTAGTGAAATTGGTGAAATAATAGGTGCTGACGTAGTTGACCGTGGTTTAGGATATCAAGAGAAACCACCGTATGTAACTTTCCGTGACGCTTGTGGTGATGGTAATGCTGCAAGAGGAAAAGCAATTATAAATCCTGATGATGGTGGTATTGATAGAATAATTATAGAATCGCCTGGCTATGGATATAATAATACTTTCAATCGAATTATTACAACATCTGGAATTGTCGAAACTGATGTTATAAACGAAACCGCAAACTTAAATAGTGCTTCGGTTACAGGACAAATTGATGATGTAGTTGTAGTTAATCCAGGCTTCGGGTATAGTAAATCAGATACGATAGAGGTTGATGGTGCAGAATTAAGACCTGTTATTCTTGGAGGTAGAGTAGTTGATGTTGAAGTTATAAATCCAGGCAACGGATTCACATCCATTCCTGATATTACAATAAATACTAAAACTGGAATCGGTGCAAATTTTGTTTCTGTGTTGAAATTTACTCCTATATCAGAAATATCAGAGGTTCTTGATCCAACTCAAGTAATTTCTGTGATTGATTGTATCGACAAACCATTATCAAGAAAAAAGGTAGGTGAATAATGTCCTCTTCTAATCCTCAAGATTTATTTTCTGAATTTGGAGATGCCACAACAGAAAGAAAGGGTTTAATTAATAAGATAAAAGCCCGTAGAGATTTTGACATAGACATAAAAAAACATTATAGAACTGAAGCTGGACAAGATTCACCATATGGACAGGTCAGTTATCGTATGTTAACAAATAATGGGTCTGGTTTTGGGTTTCATGAAGCAGGATTAAATCGAGAGAATCATATGATGGCAGTGTCTGGAAGATCTGCTGAGTGTTTAGGTGAAATGATTGAAAGGACAAGGGATGGAGCTCAAGATCCAATGGTGCCTGCAAAATATATTAAATGTAAACATGGTGATGTCGTTATTGATTGTGATGATGGAGATATTATTTTAATTGCTGATAATATTTTATTGAAAGCAAAAGGAATAAAAGATGATGGTAGTGGTGATATTACTTTAAAGGCTAATCAGGGTGTTCACCTTGACGCTCCTGATGTTAGACTTATAGGATCTAATCTTAGACTTCATGCTAGAAATGCGTTTACAATATCTGGAAAGGTTACTGGGGGCATTGTTGCTGGAATTTTAAATTTGGCATCTTCTGCAGATTTTGGTGCATCAATTCCATTAAGTAAACTCACACAACTTAAAGAGGCATTGGAGGCAGAATAATGGCTCATAATTTTGTAAGTTCTGGAAATAGATTAACTGTAGGTAGTCAGACTGTAGCGGGTATCACAAATCCACAGAAACTTCCATATGAAAAATCACTTCAAGGTGGGCTTTCTATACTAAATGGCCCAGTTCAAATAGGTGTTGCACCACTTTCACCTGTGCCAAAAGGAGTTTTAGATGTAGGCCCATCAACGCCTACATCAGGCCCTGTTGCATTAGCTGCTATTAACGTGACACATCCTGTCAAAGGAGTACAAATCACTTCTACAGCAATCGGACTTCAAATAGATGCAGCTGGTTTGAATCGTATAACTGCACCAGAGAACTTCTTTATAGGTAATGTTAATATTACAGGTGGAACTCTTCGAGATAGTCCACTCTTAAGATGTACAGGATCTAGTTGTGCGTGGACAGGAAGTACAATTAATGTGCAGGGATGGAAAGGATTCGATATCAAACATCCAAACAAGGAAGGACATAGACTCAGACATGTTTGTGTAGAAGGGCCTGAGGCTGCAGTTTATATAAGAGGTACGTTAAAAGATTCTAATTTTATCGATTTACCAGAATATTGGAAGGGGTTAATAGATCCAGAAAGTATCAGTGTAACTCTAACACCAATCGGGTCTTATCAAGAATTATATATAAAGAACATTGAGTGGGGCAAAAAGGTGACTGTGATGAACAGCACCAGCGGTTCAATTCATTGTTACTACTCCATTTGGGCTTCTAGAATTGACGGAGAACCCTTGATAGTAGAGTATGAAGGAGATGATCCTTCCTCATATCCAGGCAACTCTGACCAATTCTCCATTTCTGGCTACGATTACGGTAGAGGGGTTGACAACTCATGATTATCATGATACCATTATATTAAGATTTTAATTCTCATGTCTGACGATTTCTGTTCACTAGACGAAGAATATGTAACAAATGTTGTTATCGACGTTTGTAGAAGATCATTTCTTCTTGTAAGCAACCAAGGTGTGATGCAAGAGATATCTTGTGACGATATCGTTCAATTTATGGATCTTTTAAGTATGGTTAATTGTGTCCTTGATATTGATACAGACATTAAAATCGTTTACGTAGATCCGATTGTTTCGGACAATGCGGGCGTAGTGTAGTGGTAAC